GTACGACGCTGCTTAAATGCTCCACCAACATGAAAAGCTCCGCCTCCCCACTTGACTGACCAAGTTCTCCACGCGGGTATTTGATTCTAAACTCTGAGTTTTGTTCTAAATCTTTTTGCATTAATTCTATTTGCGTGCTGTGTCTGTTGAGTGTTTCATGCAGCCCAAAGTATGCCCAGGTACCAATTGCTACCATGGCGATCAACGAGGCTACTGTTTTCATTGGCATCTGCACTGCAGCTTGCTCAGAAATTTTTAAAGGTTTATTGCTCATTTGGTCCTATAAACTTATCGCCCATTAGTTTAATATTAGGATTATCTTTCTTGTATTGATCTTTTAGATCATCCCAATGACTGCCTTCAGGCTTCTTGTTTTCAGGAATTATTATACCAGAACACTTTGAAACTAGCAATGCGAAGTTTGGATTACGTTGAATAGTGGGGTTATTATTGACTTTTCCACACATTTTCATCAACTCTAATTGTTGTTTTAGTTGTGCATTTTCTGTTTGTACTTCTCTAAATTCTTTCGTGCAGGCTGAACCTAAATACTTTCTCCAAGTAAGTCTTATCGATTGATCGTCACTAGGGCTGTTATAATTGTTAGTAGGATCATAGTGTCTATACCTACTTTCGTAATCTCTTTGTTCGACCGATATGTCAAAAGAGCCAGTGCTACAAGTATTAGTACCATCATTGAGATACTCATTTCTAGGATATGCTGGAGTTGTACAAAAAGCCAGAGCTGTCAGCATCAATATTAAAATCCCTGTAAAGTAATAGTTCATCTTGGCTATCTCCATAATACATTATCTACTTAGATCCTTGATGTCATAATCATGTTCTCTAACCTGATCCGCTAATTGTCTATATAAATTTTCTGCCATCTGCCATGTTGCTTCAGCAGAAGATAATCTTGTATTAATTTCGTTAATGTTTTTCTGTGCTTGTTTAAGATCTCTTTCAAGATTTATTATTTGTTGCTCTGATGTATTAATACTATCTGTTAGATTAACAATATATCTGACACCCGTGAATGTTCCCACAACAAGTGAGGCCACCACGGGCACCATTACTATATTTTTTTTTAATAAATCTACTAAATTCATTATTTAATAATTAAAGCTACGATTAATGCTACAAATATAATGGACTCAATCTTGTGATTTGCCCAGTAGTGCAAAGCTTTACTTTTTATTTTATCAATCATGTTTTTTCTCCTCCATCTCGTAAAAGAAATTATCAGTGTCTTCAGTTTTCCAAAGTCCTGTATCTTCTACGTTCCAGTAGTTAGTTTGAACCTTCCAATCAGGCACTTGGTCCTTCACCGTAAACGATGGTATATCCCAAATAAGTCTGTTGTTAGGTTGTGCTGCATAGTTGCCATCATTTAATGCAAGTATGTGAGCGCACTTGTGTTCGTGCGGGATCTCTGAATGATCAGTGTCAAGTATATTAGCTTCAGGATGTGCAAAGTCAACAGTAAATAAATATTTACCATGATGCCATTTTTTATCTTTACCGATGTATTTACCTGCTTGTGATTCTAAAATATCCCAGCAATGCACAGAAGGATAATAACTAAAAGAGTTCCAGAGCTGAAGTTCATCAAGTCTTCTTTGTGGTACGTCGGTAATCTTAAATCCTCTTTGAATAAACGCGCTAATTGGGAGGCGATAAAAGATTGCGCCGTTTTCCATAATAGCATGAAATAATAAAGCGCGACCTGTAATAGCGCTAACACCAAAGATAATACAGTCTTCAACTTCTCCATGATGTTTTTTAAGATCATATAAATACTCTCTTCTTATCTGTGCATACTCCACAGGTATGTTTGCATTTAAATAAGCCATAATAACTCCTCATTTAATTGTACCCCAATTCGGTCCAGATTCATAGTCCACTTTGTTAGGCACTTCTAATTCCACAGCAGACTCCATAATTTGTTTTATCTTATCTGCATTACCGTCAACAGATATATCAAGTTCATCGTGCACTTGTATATGTGGTGTGATGCCTTCTTTATGTAATTCTATCATGGCTTTTTTTGTCATGTCAGCTGCAGATCCTTGTATCAATCTATTTAATGCTTTATATGTGTACGCTCTCCTGATCCCTGGTCCGTGTTCCGCGAGCGCTGCATCGTGAGGCAATGGTTTATGGATACCGAATTGATTAGGCTCCCACAGGTGAAACCTGCATAGTCTACCCAGCAAAGTTCTAACCTTACCACGGTCCTGGGCTCTTGCCATTACACTATCCATTAATTGTTTTACAAATGGTACACGCGAATGATATTGTTTAAACAATGCTTCCGCTCGTTCTTTATTTACACCAAGTTCTGCTTGTAATTTATTTTTACCCATACCATAAAACAAACCAAGATTTATAGTCTTGGCTTGTTCTCTTGGTATCTCTGCCATCTCAGCTACAATTTTGTGAAAGTCAGCATCGCCATCGTTGTATGCATCTAATACATCTCCTACTGAATACATATTTTGTAATGCAGCATAGTGCACAACTAATCTAGGTTCTTGTTGACTATAATCAAATACACCCCAAGTACAATTGTCTTCAGGTATAAACAAAGATCTAATCATTGGTCCTAGTTCTTTGTTACGTGCAGGTATCTGTTGTAGATTAGGATTAGCATAACTAAATCTACCAGTGACTGTTCCGCCTTGATCAGATCGAAGTTGATTTATCTCTGCGTGTATTCGACCCTTGTGTGAATGTTTTAATATGGTATCTATAAATGTCGTATGTGCCTTATTTATTTCTCGTGCACGTGCAATATGTTTAACAACAGGATGTGGATGATTCTGTAGAAAGTTTTTTGTAAATGATGGAGCATTTGTTTTTTCAGTTCGGTCAAATGGTAGGGCAAGTTTTTCAAAGACTTGCGCAATCGATCGAGCAGCCCATATTTGGGTATCTACTCCAGTTTCTTTTTTTACTTTTTGTAAGCACTCTTTTTCTTCTGATGATAATTTTTCTTTTAACAGGTGAGCTTGTTCGATATCTACACGCACACCTAAAAACCTCATGTCAACAAGGCAAGGAAACAAATCGGTTTCTAATTTAAATATATCCTCTATGTCCTGTGCATAAATTTCTTTCTTCATTTCCTCCCATAATTCTAATGTAAGTTCTGCATCTCTCTCAGCATACTCACCCACATACATTGCAGGTAATTTATACATCTCAGACTTAGGATCTATACCCCATTCTTTGGCTGTTTCGGTTAAAATAGCCTCGTTTTTGCCCTTTCCAAGGTAATCCCGACCCAAACTACCTAAATCGTAACGAAAGCGATTCTCGTCCACGAGAGAGCCAGCAATCATGGTATCTACGATCTCTCCAGATATATCTAACCCTGCAGCTCTAATAAAACATACATCGTACATTGCGTTGTGAAATATCTTAGTTGCAGGTGTATCTAAGACACTTTTAAAATATTGCATTACCTTTTTCTCATCCATATTACCACCGCCTTCGTGTGCAATAGGATAATAACCAGACCAATCTTTTACAGCTAAAGCTATACCAACTATTCTAGCTTTACCTGTAACAGATCCTGAGCCCATAGTTTTTAGTTCTGGATCTTTTGTTTCTAAATCAATTGCTATCTCATCATAGCTAGACAAATCCTTAAAGTCCGTAGGCGGTAACCATTCCACCTGCGGTGAAAACATAGGTTTCTGTATCATGAATAATCTCTTTCCAATATCATTTCTAAATAGTGTATTGCTTTCTTAATATCTTCTTCCTTCCCTTTTGTCTGATGTCTACAAATATATTTTATAGCATTGCCTTCTGCAAAAAGCAATTTGTTTTCGTTTATAAAATGTGCTGGTTGAATCTTCATGTTTTTATAATGTTTTCCACCAATCTGTTTTTCTAAAGAATCATATGTAGATTCTTTAAACATATCTTTGTGTGTCATAGATTATATCCTTTGTATTTTTGTTTTGGTTCGACAATGTGCAAGTGTTCCTTGGTCCTTGTTGCGCCAACATAGAACAATCTATTCTCATCATCTGGTTTTTGCTCGTATGATTTCATTGTGTTTAAACTTAAATCTGTAAGCAATACAACATTCTCACACTCACCACCTTTCGCACCGTGTATTGTAGATAAAGTTATACGTGGTGCTTCGTTTAACTTCTCGCCATTCTTTCTCATCTTTCTTAAATAATTTATATCTCTACTTGGTGCAGCGTTAAAAGCTGTGTACCAAACAGCATCTGTTTGTAGACCATAATCTTTTTTTAATTGATCAATACCATAAAAAGAATCTTTAACCATACCTTTCATTTTTTGTTTATCCCATAAATTTGTATAAGAAGATATTTTTTCTAGTTGATCATATTTTAATAATTGTCCTTGACGCAAGTGCTCCCAATCTAGAGCAGCCAAATGTAAAGCATGTTCTCGTTGTTTTCTAAACTTGTTTTGATAATAATAACCTTTTAAATACAGATCTTCTTCTAAATTATCTAACATGTATTTAGTTCTAGCTAATACTAACCAGTCACCTGATGACATGTTTATTTCTTCAAAGTTATAATATCTAGACAAGGATCCCTGGTGTGTTTTTGGTTGCCAAGTTTTATCTATCCTTGTTTTAATTTTATTTATTATACCCATAGCTAGTCCGTGCACCCTTGCAGGAATTCTATACGATTGCTGCAAGGGTAGCATTTGTCCTTCCTGTGCTATGAAAGAATCCACGTCCGCTCCTGCCCATCTAAATATTGCTTGATCATCATCACCTGCAATAAAAGAATCTGTTGTCTTTTGCCAAATAGTTTTAGCCATTTGCCATTGCATTTTAGATAAGTCTTGTGCTTCGTCTATAAATACAACATCAAACTTTGGTACAGCGGCATCTGATTTTGTGAACTCCATAATCATATCGTTGAAGTCAATTAGATTATGTTCTTTTTTATATCGTTCTAACTCGTTAGAAATTATTATTAGTTTATCTTTATCTAACTCCTGGTTATGTTCTTGTAAATTATATTGTTGTATTGGTGTTATCTCTTTTAATTTTGCAAGATTAATTACACGTAAGTATTCACTATCTGTTGTAAAGATTCCGTTGTGATCATTTTCATACTCTGCATATTTTATTTCTTCTTTTATTTTTTTACCAAAGTCCTGGTAATGTCTACGCTGCATTACATCCTCTTTTTTTATACCGAGTCTTCTAAACGCAAGTGAGTGTAGTGTTCTAAAATATGGTAGGTCGTCCTCTTCTAAATTAAATTTTTTTACAGCTCTGTCCCTTGCTTCATATGCGGCTTTCTGTGTAAATGCGAAGTATCCTACCTTATCTGGATCTGTTTGTTTTAAGTAATCATCCACCTTATTTAACAATGTAGTGGTTTTACCTGTACCTGGTGGTCCTAACACTATTGTTTTCATTAGTATGGTGACTCCTCTTTTAGTTTCTTTTGTTTGTACTCGTCATCTTTAGCTTCAAATTCTTTTACTACATATACAGATAATTTATTTTTACCTATACGTTTATCTTCACAACCACATTTTTCTCTCAGCATTTCTGCAGTTCTTGAATATCCAAGGTCCCATCTTCTTCTCATTAAATGATTGTGATAAAATTTATCAAATACAAAGTGATGTTGCCCATTGTTTGTCCATGTGCCACCTCTTGGTAAATCTTCTTTTGAGTCTACTGAGACTCGATTCAAACAATATTCTTCTAAATGTTTTTGTAGTTGGTCCTCTGTACGCAATCCCTCTGCAGGTTCTGTGATCTCTGCATTGTTTAGCAATTGATTTGTAACAACAACCCAATCTTTTTCTTTTAGTGTTGGTGGTCTAAATTTTAATTGCACCATACAAGATTCTTGAAACAAACTTTGTTGTCTTAAATGTTTGACACTTTCTAATTTTAATCTTTGTCCATCTACATTCATGTAATAGTATGGATCTTCTAAATCTATCACTTGCAGGTCAGTTAAGTTAGGAAACATTATCTCTTGTCCTATTCCAAACTTTCTACTTCTACATAATGTTTTATCACAAAGACTACACATTGGTTCATCTTTGCATTTATATCCCCATTCTTTTTTATCGTGTTGCTTTGTAATTATATCTACTTCTGTATCTGACAATGGTTTATCCATTGCAGTCTCGTTAAACACAACCACTTTTGATTTCCAATTGTCTGGCCATTTATTTTTTGCATACACACCATAATGAAACAATGCGTTGTTCCTACCACCTTCACCGACTTTGTTTTGTGCCATAAGTTCTATACAAGGTGGTCCATCAGAGTATGGAGTCTCTGGTCTTTTAATTTGTAATTCTTCCAATTGTTGCGGTGTAATTTTTTTATCGTCGTACAATTCGACAAAACCTTTTAAGTTAACAGCTTCACCAAAACTATTAAAGGCATATCTTGTTGTATCATCACCATTATAGTATGGTAAATTTAAAAAATTTCCTGTATCATCTTCCGATTTTAATTCTGTTTGTTTTGGGAAAACCTCAGAGCCACTATATCCTAATACTGCTTTTATTTGTGTTAACTTATCTTGCATAAGTTTTGCAGTTACATAAGTATCTGTAAATAAAAATACATG